GTATTATTGGACCATAAATCCATCTGTATTGTTAAGTTATATGGAACAGGCATATACCTCTGTGTGGTGTATAAATTGCCTTGCCTATTTTCGTATATTTGAGTTTCTTTATTAAACTCTCTTTCTGCTACCTGTGTTGTATCAACTAAAAATGGTTCATGTGTTCTATCCCTTGCTGGTTGTAAACTCTGAACCGTTACACTTATAAAAGGTGCACTATTAATAATGTTTTCTGAATTATTACGCAAGATACTTGCAACCATTCTATTCATATCGCCATATCTTGCAGGCACACGATTATATTTTACACCTTCTTTTGTATATTCTCTTGTCTGAAAATTTGAGAATAATCTGATAATCTGAATAAGATATCGTTTTATCTGTTCATCATACCAGTAATCTAAGTTCTTGCCTGCCATTTTAGTAGCCTTCCATCTCCGTTTCAAGTTCGTCAATCTTGTTTGTTACATCTCTAATTGCGTCTTTAAAAACTTCTTCTAATTCGTATATTTCACTTTCAAGTTTGTTCTTTGCTTCATATACTTGTCTTTCCTGGTACTCATCTAATTCTAATCCATGCTCTTCAGCAAGTGAACCTAATTGAGAAACAATTTCAACATGCATATCTGCATATTTTATAGTTTTGGTAATATCTCTAGCAGAGGACAATGCAAATTCTAAATTTGTTTTTTTGTCTTCTAACTTATCTATTACCTGTTGGTTTTCATGTAATATTTTAATTTCTTTAAATTTCATCTTAATTGTCCGTTTTAGGTTTCACTATTTTGCTTAGATTTACTTTTTCCTGTACAGTATTTCCTTCGTCATCTGTAAATGTTGAATCATTATTAATAAATCCTTTAAGTATTCTATTTGCGGCACTCCATGAACCAGTCATATCTGAACCTACATTTAGCCAACGTGTTCCTGACTTTTTAAATAATCTATTAGGTGAAAAGTCAGTTCTTAAAAAGTAGTCTCCGTCAGTAGTACCACTTGTTGGGAATGTTGCACCACTACCAACTATGCTCGAACCATTTGGTACAGTTCCGTCAGCACCTCCAAAGTCTAATCCAGGTGCTGGTTTATCTGGTACACTATCATCCATGTAAAGATGACCAGTTTTTCTATATTGTGAATCAAACGGAACATCACGCTCTGCCTGTTCTAAAATAGCATCACTAATTTTTATTTCGTTAGCATAGGTGCTTATTAAGTTTCTTAAATCGCCTTCTTCTTCGCCAGTACCCAGTATGTCTCTGTATTCTTGTGAATCTGTTATAGGACCTAGTTTTACTCTCCAAAGATGTGACCACCAACGTGGATCATATCCTTCTGCAGGCCTACTAGCATCTGTAACAACATAAAATCTGTTTATTGCTTCATCACTACCTAAAAGTAGATCATCACGTAAATGAGGAAGTTCTAAAACATCTCCTGGCATTAAACGTCTGCCTACGGCATCTACCATGCTTTCAGTATGGAAGTTCATAAACAATGTGTCGTTTGCTAAGAACATTCCAAATTGTGTTAAATCAAAGGAATCATTATCTCCTAAGTTATATTGACCACGTAATTCATAAATGTCTTCGCTGTATTTTCTATCTCTATTTTCTAAAAATAATAAATCCTGTATGAATACTTCATTGTTAGTTCCTGAGCCACTACTTGGTCTGGTAGGGTCGTTGCTGTTAGGTGTGTCCTGGATACCCATATATTTGTGTATATGTACTCCAGTTCCACCTGCGAAAATATGTTCGCCCACGACTCTATCAATGAAACTATAGTCATTTGTTTTAGTCGGATTCCATAAACTTAATCTTGGCATGCTACTATTTATCGGTTTTAAGAAACTTAAAATGCCTTACAATGTTGTACACAAGTAACACAGTAGCCTATATCGTCGTCTAACTTACCATTCATTCCGTCTGGCATTACTTTTTTAAATAGGTCTAAGTTTAAAATATCGTATATGTTATTAGATTCTGTAACTCTTAAATTTTTCTTATAAGGCCTATACATACTATTTAATTGTTCGTCTCCCATATGAAATTTACCAGCAGTATAGCAACAAGGGAAAATCATACCATTAGAGTCTAAATATATTTCTTGGCTTTTATCTCTTAAAGATTGGCAGTCAACTATTTTTTTAGTACCTTTTAATGGTGTATAAGCATCTAAGTCGTACACACCAGGTAAATAATTTTTAATAGAAGTTGTATTAGGGTGATTATCAATTATATTTTCTTGTGGGACTCCGGCAGGTTTTATAGTGTATGCAAGTTTAGATGTAAGGCCATCTCCTGTTTTATCATATACAGGAATAGTTTTAATATCAACTAGGTTATTATTGTTTAATCTACTTACGGCATCTTCTTCTTTATCATATCTTGCCTTCCTATCAACTCTTTTAAAACCAAACGGTTCTCGTTGCCTAAACTCAATATTATATTGATGACAAAAACTTTTAATAAGAGGAATATCTTTTTCATTATGAGCAAAAATATTAAATTCCCATAAAGACTGTGCTCCTGTTTCTATATAGGACATCATATTATTATATAGTTTGGACCATTTTACATTTTTTCTATATATGTGATTCGTGTCCTCCCAACCATCTACACTCCAAATAATTCTACAATTTGTATCTTTAAAAAGTTGACCTATGCGACTCCAAAACTTTTCATTTCTGGCGCCACCGTTAGTCCTAACAACAATTTCTGTGTCAGGATTACATTCTAGTATATAGTCAAATATTTCAAATAAATCTTGTGCTGATGCAGGATCTCCTTTTACCCCACAAAAGTTCCAAAATCCTATTTGAGATAAAAACTCATGACCAATTAATTTAAAATAATCTACAGATAATTCATGGTCCTTTACATAAGGAAATGTTTCACCGCCGCTCTGCGATCTTGGACAAACAGGACACTCTGCATTACATCTATCTGTGACTTCTACATGGATATTGTTTATGTGTTTTGTGTACATCAGTTTATTTATCAGTAATAAATTAACATAGCATATAATATTAATAAATACTGGTTAGGAAAGGTGGCTGAGCGGCTTAAAGCGTCTCCCTGCTAAGGAGGAGTACGGGTAACTGTACCGAGGGTTCGAATCCCTCCCTTTCCGCCAAGGACTAAAATGAAAAATATTAATATTGTATATCTACATAACGGCTTTCAGTTTGAAGACGAGGTAGTAAGAAAGCATAATGAAATAGGATGGTTAGGAAGAGAGCCACTTCCTTTAGAAGTCTTGTGCCAATTAAATGATAGTAGAAATATTGATAATGAAAAATTTAAATTTAATGTAATACATAATTTAGATGGCAATGTCCCTAAAGATTCAATTAATTTATTTCCTATAGACTTTCAAAGTTTCCCTTTATCCTATGAATCTGCAGGTGAAAAATTTACCTTGTCAGATTTTGGTAAGTTGATAGATGATAAGATAGCAGAATGTGTGGGCCATAATTTGCCTAACACAGTATTTTTAGTTTATACAAGCACTGAACCATATTTCTTTGATGCGAATATGTATTTTGTAAAGTTGTCAAGTTTATTCCCTCATGCACAATTTATAATTAGTGGGTCAGGAGAAACAGAAGATTTTTTTGGAAATTATGATAAACATTTAAAATATTGTAAAAATGTACATAAAATACATAAACTATGGTATTTAGACAGAGTACATTATATTACCAGTATATTGAGTAAAAACACTCATGTAAACTTAAATCAAATAGAACCTCCAGAAGGGTTAGACGAGTATAAAAATTTAAAAAATAAATTTCTACTAACTATGAGAAATTGCAGGAGTCATAGACTTTTAATCTCATATTACATTGAGCAAAAAGGAAATAGATTAGAGGATGTAACTTATTCTAGAAATTATTCTATGAATCCTAGTTTTTTAGCAAGGGTATATAGTAACCCTGATACTAAAGAGGAATATCCGTATCATACAAATCTAATGGCAACTGCTATGCATGACCTTTTAAAAAAAGAAAAATTAACTGAAAAGGAAATGTCTGGCATTACACAAGTCTTATACAGTAGGCCACATATCATAGACCTTGATACTTTAAACGACAGAGGAGTACCAGGTCCTTGGCTTTATGAAACAGGTCATATTGCGTTAATACCTGGAGGGGAGCCGTACGGATATGGGTATATAGATGAAAAACAGATGTTTCCTATGTATTTTAAAAAACCTTTTATTACTGTAGGATGTAAAGGCTTATATGAAGAGTTACATAAACTAGATTTTAAAACATTTGATAAATTTTGGGATATAAGTTTTAACAAACAAAATACATTAAAATTAAGAGTGCAAGGATTTTTTAATACTATTAGCAATATCAGAAGTATGTCGGATACAAATTTTTTAAATATGATGAAATTACTAAAAAATGATGTAGCTCACAATTATAAAAACGTAACAACTGGAAAATTTAGACGTATAAGCAATAATAATTTTTTTGAGGAGGTGGTAGATGCCTGCAATTAGAGGTGCAAGACCAATAAAGAATAAAGAAATAACAGACTTTCATTTCCATATTGATAAGAATGAATTAAAAATACCTACACTAGACCAGTATCAATCTGTATGGAGAGAATGGATAAACTATAGTAATACCAAAAGTTTGCAGGGTCTAGACAATTTTTCTCATGCAGATTATACTCAGGGAACCAGCCAAACATTTGATCAGTTTATTTTAAGGCATAGTAAAGACAGGGAAATAATTGTTTTAGCAGGAGACTTTCAGTATCATGCTTGTTTAGGAAAACATGTAGAGTTTACTACTATACCTTCACCGCATCATTTAGAAGGCACATTAAGAGGTCCAGATTTACATGCATTAATTATAAGTGCTCCTTTTAGTGATTATGGCTGTATGCACCCTGACTTTGAGAATTTAATGCGTATTTGTAATGCATATAATATTCCTGTTTGTTTAGATTTAGCATATTGGGGTATATCAAAAAATGTACATATTAATTTATCCGACTTTCCTGCAATACAGGAAGTGACATGCAGTTTAAGTAAACCTTTCTGCACACTAGAAAACCACAGAGTAGGAATAAGATTTACACGAAACTATGTAGATGACGGTGTGAGTATGCTTAACGAAGTTAAAATGCAGAATGAATACAGTATGGCATTGGGCGTAGAGTATATGAGAAATTTCTCTCCTGATTATAATTGGGAAAAATATAGATCTGCATATGAAGATATTTGCGATGACCAAAATTTAGTTTATACAGACACCATTATATTCGGACTTGGAGATGAAATTAGGCACTCAGAATTTAACAGAGGAGTATCTGGAAATTACAGAGTCTGTGTTTCTGAATGGTTAGCAGATTAGTATTTAAACTTATAAATAGTAAGTTATATAACTATACACACAGGAGACATAATGATAGTAAATTCCCACAACGATTGGGATCCTTTAGAAGAGATCATCGTTGGACATGCCCACCACAGCAGAATTGCAACTGACATATCCGCAAGAAGTTTCAGTTACGCAAATTTTAAAAAAGAAGATGTAGAAAAATTAGAAGGCACTTATCCGCAATGGGTAATTGACGAAGCAAATGAAGATGCGGACGGACTTGCAGATGCACTTACAAAAATGGGTGTAAAAGTACGCAGACCCAAAATTATAGATTGGGACAATGTAAATTATGACATTGGACAAGGTTGGAACACAAAAGGCTGGTACAGTTGGTGTCCTAGAGACTTAATTTTACCATTAGGAGATATGCTTATTGAAACTCCTACTCCTGTAAGAGCAAGATATTTTGAAACAAAATTATACGAAGACATAATGTACGAAGCATTTGAAGATGGTGCATTATGGTTACAAGCACCTAAACCAAACTTACATGATGACATGTACACATTTGAAGACATTGAAGACAAACCAACATTATTAAATCATGAGATTTGTTTTGATGCACCTAATATTGTGAGAGTTGGTAGAGACTTATTATATCAAGTTAGTAACTCAGGAAACATGAAAGGCTACCAGTGGTTAAAACGTTTAGTTGAGCCTATGGGTTACAAAATGCATTATAGTGAACTATATAGTTTTGCACATTTTGACAGCACTATTGTTCCGCTTAGACCAGGACTAGTACTAATGAATAGTAGCAGGGTCACGCCAGAAAATTGTCCTGAAATGTTTAAGAAATGGGATAAAATTTGGTTTGACGATTGCGTAGTACAAGGCAGTAAACTTGCTGAGCAAGGGTATATGCCTCCATGTTCGCCTTACATTGGAATGAACTTACTTAGTGTAGATGAGAATACTGTAGTGTTAGACTCAGCACAAGAGCCTCTAATGAGGGAACTTGACAAGTACGGTATAGATAGTGTACCTGTACAGTTTAGACATTCTATGACGCTGTCTGGTGGTATACATTGTGCTACACTTGACCTTAGGCGTAAAGGCACATTAGAAAGTTACTGTGATTAAATACGGAAAAATTGATAACTTTGGAATAACTCATGAACAGATGAGCCAGTTAAACTTTGACGACTACTTTCAATGTTATCAACAGACACCTGCTGTAGAAAAATATTATACAAAACATAATAGCAGTATATGGCAGATGTTTGAAACTTCACCGCAATGGGTACATGACTTAGCATTAAAAATACCTCAAGGACACGACCATCATGTTGTTAGTGTTATTAACATAGAACCTGGACAAACAATTCCACATCATGTTGATAAACATTTTAAACTAAAACAAGAACACGGTGAAGGCGAAAGTTATCGTTACTTGATATTTTTAGAAGATTGGAAACGTGGACACTATTATGAAGTACACGATCAACCTTTTGTAAAATGGAAAGCAGGTGACTGGGTTAAGTTTGGTGTAGATGATTGGCATATAGCAGGTAACATGGGAGAGGAACCTTTTTATTCTGCACAGATTACGGTGCTTAAAAATGCATAAAGGACATGTTGATATAAGTCATATAACAGATGAAATGTTATATAGATTAAAGTTTACAGAACATACAAATACAGTTTATAGTGGTGGTTTTTGGAAAGATAGGGGTGTAGCAGTACCAGATTATCCATATGAAGCACCTTGGGTATGGCAAGTATTTGAAGATGATTGTCCAAGTTGGGTACATGGCGTATACGATAATTTTAGTGATTGGTTGCACTATGGCATAGTTACAGTAAATAAACTGATGCCTGGACGATTTATTGCTCCGCATGTTGATACACTATACAAGATGCGTAAAAAGGCGGAACGAGAAGAAATGGACACAAAGGGAATGGTGCCAGTAAGAGTTAATTTATTTTTACAAGATAGATTAATGGGGCATTATATAGAAATAGAGAATGATAGTTGGTTAGATTATAAGAAAGGTGATTTTACTATAATAAGACCAAACCTAATTCATTCGGTGGCTAATTTAGGTTACGAACCTAGATTTACAATGCAACTTACAGGGTATGCAAAGGAGAAGGATTTAACATGAGAATATTTATTACAGGATCAGACGGATTTATAGGCCAGCACATGGTTGAAAGACTAAAAGGTAATCATGAGTTAGGATTTTTAACAGAAGATTTAAGGGACCATGCCAAAGTTGCTATGCAAATTTCAACATTTGATCCTGAAATTATTGTACATTTAGCGGCAAGAACAGAAGTAGAGCAGAGCTTTTATGAGCAAATTACATTTAGTGATATTAATTATACTGGTACTGTAAACCTAATAGAAGTTGCAAAAGAACTGCCTAATTTAAAAAACTTTGTGTTTGCAAGTACAATGGAAGTATACGGATGGCAACCTATTAGTGACATTATCAGAGACGGCAAAGAAGAAGGTATTATTGCATTTAATGAAGCAACACCTCCTAATCCTAATGCCCCCTACGCCGTTGCAAAATATGGCTGTGAAAAGTATTTAGAATATGCACACAGAAGTTATGGATTACCATTTACTGCAATTAGACAAACTAATGCTTATGGCAGAAAAGATAATGACTTTTTTGTGACAGAACAAATTATTACACAAATGTTAAAAAACCCTAAAGAGATAAATTTAGGATATGGTGAGCCATACAGAAACTTTATATACATTGATGATTTATTAGATGCCTGGCAGGCAGTAATCGAAAATCCTGACAAATGTCAGGGTGAGATATTTTGTATAGGACCTGATAATGCAATTAAAATAAAAGATTATGTAAAACTTATTGCTGATAAGTTAGATTGGAACGGACATGTAAATTGGAATACCAAACCTAAACGTCCTGGAGAAATTTATTTACTTAACAGCACAAATCATAAAATCACAACCAGACTTGGTTGGTTCCCAAAGGTAGAAATTAGTGAAGGCTTAGACAAAACTATTGCAGTCTGGAAGGACATTATAGAAAATGATAAACCTCACAATATAAGAAAAAACTTCAGCCGAGGAAAATAAAACTTCTTGACAAACTAAATTTTGGTGCTATACTCTGAATATTCAATCTGGAGTAAAGAATGGAAATTTATATAGTATCAATGCTTTTTATAGCCGCAAACTCTTATTTTATGTTCAGAGCAGGCGAAAAAGCAGGAAAATTTGTCGGAATGATAAGTATTGTTCAGTTCTTTAAGGAAAAAAATGTACTTAAAGATAAAAATGATATAATAGGGTTTAAAAAATGGCCACTTGCAATACAGATGTTATATGCAAATCCAGACCCTGAAGCATTTAAGGACTAATACACACATGGCGAAAAGAAAAAAAGAACGAAGTATCTACATAACTAAAGAGCCTGAATGGAATAAATTTAGGGCATTAACAGAAGTCGAGGAACAAGATGCGGCATTCCACAAATGCGAGTACTTCGTTAGAACAGAAATCCCCAAAAAGAAATTAGTAAGCTCAGTTAGAAAATGGGTTAAAGATAAATCAGGCTGGTCTAAAGAAGAACAAAAAACTATCTTAGCAAATCCGGATTGGGCTTTTTCGGCTACAGGCATTTCCACATATATAGAATATAAATTAGGATATATGCCTGAAAATATTTTAAACCATCTACAAAAAAGAAAAGAGGAATGGTTGAATCGTGGTTCTAAAGTCGTACAGGAAAAGAAGGAAAAATCAGCAGATAAAATAGTCATTAGCATTCAGGATAGGATGAAAATGCAAGTTGAAAGGCTTTGTGCAGAATGGGAATATTATATAGATTGTTTAACTGAAGGAACTTTTGACATAAAGAGTTTTGAGCCGTATAAAGAAATGGTGTCTTATAGTCCAGAGATAAAGGCCGCTCATGCCAAACTTATTAAAGAAGACTTTGAGGGAGCCTATAAAGAGGCTCTAGAAGTTAAGGAATGGAAAGATCCTGATATTAAAGAAGGGTATGCTCACTTTACACCTAAACTCAGAAAGGAGTTTGTGGAGTTTTTTGAAAAGATTAATACATCATGCGATACAATTATCAAGACAAAAGCAAGTACCAGAAAAGCTCGTAAGCCAAAAGCAAGAAGCAAAGATGCAATAATTAAGAAATTAAAGTTTCAGATTAATGATAGTGAATTAGGTATAGCCAGTATTCATCCCACAGAAGTTGTTCATGCTAATGAGTTATGGGTGTATAATACTAAAACTAGGAAATTAGGTGTATATCATGCCATAAGCAAAGACCCTAAAGGCATTGGCAGAGACGGACTAACAGTAAAAGGCACCACAATACAGGACTTCGATTCAGAGCTTAGTGTACAAAAAACATTGCGTAAACCCAAAGAGCAAATAAGCAACTGGACAGGAAAAGCAAAAACTAAATTTACTAAATCATTTGACGAGCTCACTACTACAGGTATTAAAATGAATGGTAGAATTAATGAGAATACAATCATTCTTAAGGCATTTTAATACAGAAAACGATAAATAGTAATATGGCAATAGATACAATAGGATTTAGTAGTAGAGAAGACGTTATACGTGAATTACAACTTCGTTTGGCTGACGGCATAGTAGATGTTGAGTTAGACAGAGAACACTACGATGTAGCAATAGACAAAGCTCTAAGCATATATAGACAGTTAAGCAGTGGAAGTGTAGAAGAGAGTATAATTTTTATCGAGACTATTGACGGACAAACAGACTATACATTACCAGACGAAGTAATGGAAGTAAGGCGTATATACCGCAGAGGTATTGGAACCAACAGTGGTGGCGGTACTAACTTTGATCCGTTCGACGTTGCTTTCAACAATATGTATATGCTACAAGCAGGACAAATTGGTGGACTTGCAGTATTTGATGCATTTGCACAATATAAAGAAACTATTGGTCGTGTATTTGGTAGCGAATATAATTTTATCTGGAATAGAAATACTAAAAATTTAAAAATAATGCGTAATATCAGACACGAAGAAGATATTGCTGTGGGTGTATATAATTTTGTTCCTGAAAGTATTTTATTAAAAGATGTAGGTGCTAGTCCTTGGTTAGCCGCTTATGCTCTAGCACAATCTAAACTTATGTTAGGTGAAGCCAGAAGTAAATATACTTCAGGTTTACCTGGTGCTGGTGGTACTGTGACGCTCAATGGTGATGCTCTTAAGGCGGAAGGACAGTCAGAAATAGAAAGTCTTAAAGAAAGGCTTCATAATTTTGAAGAAGGAAATACTCCACTTGGTTTTGTTATAGGATAAATGTCTCAGGTTATACATCAACATATTCCTAAATCAGGTTCTACAAGCACTAAGAATTTTTACAAAAACTGTATCAGATACGGTCACCAAAATAATCAAGTCACACTTAATGCAGATATTCCTGCAGGTTCAATATCTTTTACTATTTTAAGAGAGCCAAGGGAAAGATTTATTTCTAACATCACTTATTTTTTATCAAGGGGTGTTAAAGAGTTTACAAAAAATGAAATGATTGACATGTGTTTAAATAACAATTATACTAGTAAAGAGATGGGAGAAGTTTTAAAGAAAAATAATATGAAAATCGACCCAGAAATAAATATGGCATTTCACTCTATAAGTATTTTTCATCCTTTTATGAACGTATTTGATAAAGACAAAAATTTAAAGGCACAACATTTAATTAATTTTAAAGATTTAGTGGGTGGACTTCATAAAATATTACCTGATTATGATTATACTAAATTTCCCAAAATAAATACCAGTAGAGCTAATATAAATGTAGAATTATCAGAAGACCAATTAGTACAATTTAATACTAAATATGCAGAAGACATAAAATTTTACAAAGAAACAGGATTTTAAATGATAATAGGCATTTGCGGTTTTATAGGCAGTGGCAAAGATACAGTTGCTAATATGTTTGTAGAACGTGGATGTGCTCATGATAGTTTTGCCGCCCCTTTAAAAGATTTATGTTCCAGTATTTTTGGTTGGGAAAGATCTATGCTGGAAGGCGATACTGCGGAAAGCAGAGATTTCAGAGAAACACCTGATATGTTTTGGACTAGAAAGTTAGGCGTTCCAAATTTTACTCCCAGATTAGCATTACAACTATTAGGTACAGAAGTACTTAGAAATCATTTTGATCAAGACATTTGGCTTAATAGTTTAGAATATAGAATAAGAAAACAGGGTGAGACTGATTCTTGTGTAGTTGTTAGTGATGCAAGATTTAGAAACGAGTTAGATCTTATAAAAGAAATGGGCGGTGTACTTATTTGGGTGCAACGTGGGGAATTACCTGAATGGTTTGAAACAGCAAAAACGGCACATGAAAACGTTGTACATAGAAAAATTATGACAACAAAATACAGAGACGTACACGAAAGTGAATGGAATTGGGCAGGCTACCCAGTTGATTACATTATTAACAATAATGGCACCCTCGAAGACCTAGCCAAGCAAGTAGAACAAATTAGGGATTGGCGAACAGGCGAATTTAAAGAGCCTCTTAAATTAGTATAATACAGCCTAATACAGCCTAATACTCTTAAATACACAAAAATACAGGATTCTGATAAATACTATTACTATATTATTAGTACTAATATAAATTACAGGAGAAAACATTATGGCAACATTAATAAGCCCTGGTGTAAGTATAAGTGTATCAGATGAATCGTTTTACGCGGCCGCTGGTGCTGGTTCAGTCCCTTTAATAGTGATTGCAACTGCACAAGACAAAAAGGCCCCAGACGGAACATCAACAGCCGCATATACAACATCAGCAACTGCCGGTAAATTGTATCAAATCACTTCACAAAGAGAATTACTACAGAACTTTGGTAATCCAGTCTTTAAAACAAGTGGTGCTACACCTTTACATGGCGCAGAACAGAATGAATACGGTCTACTGGCCGCTTATAGTTTCCTAGGCATCGCAAACAGAGCCTATGTACTAAGAGCAGACGTTGACTTAAATGAACTTGATGCAAGTTCAACAATACCAACAAAATCACCAGCAAACGGAGCCTACTGGTTAGACACAAGTTTAACTACATGGGGACTAAAACGTTATGATGGTTCTGCATGGGTATTACAAACAGTTAAAAAACCTTCTGCATCTGAAACAGATTCAGGTACAGGTTTCCCTAAAGCGGCTTTTGGTACAAACGGTGATTTTGCCGTAACTTACTTTACAAATGCCGGTGCAACTAAATCCACAATTGATTTTTATGAAAAAATCAGTGGTGTTTGGTATAACGTGGGATCAAGTAACTGGGCAAGTGCTGTTCCAGGATCAGCAGGTGACTTCCAGTTTGCAACTCATTTAGCAATACCTACATTAAAAAGTGGTGGTGGAGCATTAGCAACTGCTGATGTGTTCTTACAAGAAACAGCATCTAACAATGGTTCAAATATTATTGTAAAAGAGTACTCAACTACAACAAGCAGTTTTACAACTGATAGTGTTGTTATGGAAGAAGACTCAAGTGTTGTTTATGCAAATACATATACATCTCCAGTAATTGGTGATTTATGGGCAGACGGCGGAGCAACAGCAAGTCTAACATTAAAAAGGCATAACGGAAGTGCTACAAATTCAGTAGCAAGTTCAACTGCATTGGCTGACGGCCAAGACTTTAGTACACATGCTAGTAAAGTATCTATTAATTTAAGTATTAATGGTGCGGCAGATATTCCAGTAACATTTACAGGTGCAAACGTGAGTTCAGTATCAGTAGATGAAATAGTTGCAAGTATTAATGGTGCGACAGGAATTAGTTCAACAACAGCAAGTGCAAGTAATGTTGATGGTAAAGTTACAATTACTACTTCAGATGGTAAAGATATTGGCTTAACAGCAGGTAACGTTGCAGGATATGACCCATCAGACCTTAACTTAACAGTTGGAACAACTAGTAATTTTAAAGCATTAAGTTACGAAGCAAAAGATACAGCAATTACAGGACCTGCTGTGGAAGGTACATTATGGTACGATAATAATGTTGCTAATACTAATATTGATATGTTATATCAAAATGCAGGTACATGGGCAACGTACTCAAATGATGTACAGTTTTCCGCTTCGGCTCCTACAACACAGAGTGATGGCTCAACAGGACTATCAACTGGTGATTTATGGATCGACAGCAGTGACTTAGAAAACTTCCCTAAAATCTATAAAAGATCAGCATCAAGTACTTGGGTATTGGTAGACAATGCAGACCAAGTTACTAGTGATGGCATCATTTTTGCAGACTTTAGATCAAGTAGTACAAGTAGTTTAATATCAACAGCAAACGGTCTTCCAAATGCGGCATTATACCCAAGTGGTATGTTAGCATGGAATAAAATGGCTTCAGTTGGAAACGTTAAACAGTACGATGCAACAAATAGTTTATGGAAAGACTACTCAGGTAATAAAACTGATGGTTCACCATACATGATGCGTAAAGCTCAACGTAAAGTTATTGTAACTGCTATGCAGGCCACATTAACTGCTAACCAAGAAATCCTTAATGAGACAAACAGATTTAATATTTGTTCTACTCCAGGATATACTGAATGTTTAGACGAAATGTTGGCTTTAAGTGTTAATAGAAAAGACACCGTCTTTTGTATTGCAGATGCTCCATTAAGACTATCCGCAGACGCAACAAGTACTCAAAATTGGGCAACCAATAATGCTGTAGCAAGTGAAAATGGTGAAGATGGACTTGTTAGTGCATCATCACAAGCGGCAGTTTATTATCCACACGGATTATCAACTAACCTAGATGGTACAACTATCATGGTTCCTGCTTCACATATGGCTTTGAGAACTATTGCATTTAATGACTCAGTTGCTTTCCCATGGTTTGCACCAGCAGGTTTCCAAAGAGGTACAGTTAATAATGCTACTTCTACCGGTTACCTAGATGCAACTACTGGAGAATTCCAAACAGTTAGTTTAAGTGAAGGACAAAGAGACAGTCTTTACCTTAACAAAATTAACCCAATTGGAAACTTCCCAGGCAGAGGAATTGCAGTATTTGGTCAGAAAACACTTAACTCAGTATCAAGTGCATTGGACAGAGTTAATGTTTCAAGATTGGTTATTTACATCAGAGAACAACTTGATGATGCAGTAAAACCATTCTTGTTTGAACCAAATGATGAGGTTACAAGAGCAAATGCTAAGGTAGTTGTAGACAGATTACTAGCTCAGTTAGTACAACAACGTGGATTGTTTGACTTTGTTACAGTTTGTGACACAACAAATAACACCGCGGCTAGAATCGATAGAAACGAACTATACATTGATATCGCTGTACAACCAGTGAAAGCAGTAGAGTTTATTTACATACCGATCAGAATCCAAAACACTTTGGGCTCAACAGCATAGGTTAAAAAACTTATTAAAAGGCGTCTTTTAGGCGCCTTTTTTTATGACTAAAAGGCTTGACAATATCACAAAATCTGCTATACTAGTTGTATATTAAATAAAAAGATGGGAGTCAAATTTATGCAATACAACATTTATCAAATCAAAGTTACTGACGAAATACACGATTACGTCAATTCAAACGAAGGCGGACACACAGGCGCCGCTAAAAAATATCCACTATATCATGCAAAAATGGAAACAATGCATGGCAGAGGCGATGACAGAAAAATTAACTTTAAATCCGAATTCTTCTCACACTACACAAAAGTATGTGAAGTAGACGGTAGATTTTGTGGACTCACACAGGGTGATAATATAGATTATACTGTAAAAAGTAAAAACGAAGTTATGTCAATTCTTAACCAGTGTTATCTAAATGAAGAAACAGGTGAAGATATTGTATTTGATAAACATGTATCAAACTATGTAATGAAAACAATCACTAGAAAAGACGGCGAGCAAGTAACGTTTAGAGACATGCACTCATTATCAGTAGGTGATATTATTGCTGAGCAACCACAAATTGGTTACGAAGTAATGGATTTAGATGATATTATTCCTGAAACAAGATACTACATAGTTGAGTCATACGGATTTACAGACATCACAGACATTATAGATGGAAGTGACCTTGCTGTAAACAGAATAAAAGAGTCAGCATAGGGAGAAAAAGCATTTAAAAGGGCATTTAATTGCCCTTTTTTTATGACTTTATTAAAACACTTGTTAATAATTTTCTGCTAGAAATGATAAATATTTGCATATAATTTAGTTCTAGGAGAACAATATGGCAGTATCAAGTGCAACAAACGAAACCAAAAGTAAGTTTGGAGTTCCGGTAACGGGTGCAACTGGTTCCGGTATTTTAATGCCGAAACTGAAGTATAGATTTAGGGTTAGTTTTTTAAACAACTTTGGTGGTTCACCAGAGGCAAAAATATTGACTCAAAACGTACAAAACGTTACTAGACCTAAAATTACTTATGAAGAAATAATTATTGATAGTTATAACTCAAGAAGTTACCTACAAGGTAAACATGCTTGGGAGCAAATTTCAGTAGTTGTAAGGGACGACATAACCAACCAGGTAGCAAAATCTGTAGGTTCACAAGTCCAAAGACAGGTTAACCATTTCCAACAAACTACTCCAGCCGCAGGTTCAGACTATAAGTTTGATTTGCAAATTGAAGTATTAGATGGTGTTAATGCTGGAGCAACTGAAGTTTGGTTCTTGGAAGGATGTTTCTTAACTAACGTAGACTACAGTGACGGTGACTATGCTACAAACGAGCAAGTAACAGTTACTATGCAGATACGTTATGATAACGCAACACATTATGAAGGTGATAACGATATCAACGGTAGAACAGTAGCAGGAAACCCATTCCCAGATACAGTTGACACCGGAACTACAGTCGGAGTATAATCCGTATAGTTTAGGTAGAGAGGTAACTCTGGTATGAATTTTCTTAAATTTTTAGGTAAAAACACTAAAAGTAATTTCTACGCCAGAGACTTCCGTAATAATTACCGATTTAGACCTGACGTCAATCCCCCACGTATTAAATTTGAAGGATACGTGAACTTTGTTTTTAACAGAGACTTGGCGTCTTTTCTAGATATGGAAAACCATACATTTAAGACTAACATTTCAAGTTTAGTAAGAAATGCTACATTACCTACAGTACAATTTAAAAATATTGTCAAAAATCAATATAATAAGAAAAAGATAGCAATAACTGGTGTTGAATATCAGCCTATTGAAATCCGCGTATTTGATACACTTAATAATGAATGGCTACAGGTATTGATGAGATATTTTTCTTATCTATTTATGAATCCAAGAAATAAAAATGTATCAGGTGATAGAGATATCAAAATGAATACCAATGCTTCCATAGAAAACCAAAAAGGTAGTGGGTTTGGGGGTACATCATTTAAAAGTGGTGAGGCAGGACTAAATTTACAACGCAATAAACAGTTTTTTGAAAGAATAGATATTATTATGTATCATGGTGGCAAAGGTGTACAATACAGTTTAACTGGGCCATTAATAAATTCCTTTAGTTTTGGCGATATGGATTATAGTGCGAACGAATTTGTAGAGTTCAATATGAGTATAGATTATGAAAACTTTACAACATTTGATGTTGCTAATTTTGATTTATCAGGTGTAGATCTAGATAGATTTGAAAATGTTGTGGGACTTAATTTTGCTAGTGATGAAGTATTAGTAAAACCATTAGGCATAATAGATGATGGTATGGATATGGAGTTTTTGGGTAATTATGAAAACTCAGGACCTGGTACCAGACTTAGAACAGCACAACCACAAGCTCAGACAAAGCAAGAAGATAAACCCACAGAAACAGATAAAAATAAGTCTGATGTGTCGACAGATAGCGGAGAAACAGATAGCAAAAAACAACCTGATTCCGAAGGAAAATCCAGCAAAGGGACTAAACCTACTAAAGGAACTTATGATGCTATAGATTTACCATTCTCACAAAATCCAAATGAGTTTACAGGTAAATCATTATTAACCACAGCCATTATGGCAAAATTAACAGGTAATGATGTGGGAGATGCAGTCAAGAATTATTCATTATCAGTAGTTGAACGAGAATTACTTAAAAAGACAGAAAATGTATCAGATGCTCCTACCAGAGGTTCAGAATAATGTCAGTACAAAAAATTATAGCAGATCATTTAGACATAAGTATTGATAAAGTTGTGGATGATGCACACCTTATAGATGACTTAGGAGCAGACTCATTGCATATAGTTGAGCTTATAATGGCATTTGAAACAGAATATGACATTGAAATACCAGACGAAGACACTGAAGTATTAATTACTGTAAAAGCAATTAAACAATATATTGAGGACTATGCGTAATGTCAACTTCTATGTACAATACATTTGGTGGTGAAGTACAATACAAAATTACCCAGGGTACTTTAGTTGCTTATATTGATAATGCAAGTATTAAATTTCCTTTACCTGAAGCAAGTTCAGAAATTTTGGCAGAAATTGCCGCACCCAAAGATACCCCAATAGATCCTAGTACATTAAGTGTAATAGAAACCAAATTACAAGCAATAGGATTTAAAAAGTCTAATGCTCTAGCAATGGCCAGAGTACTTATAAAAGTAGCAGAAGTTCAAAACCTACATCCTACAACATATTTTGAAATGAACGAAAATTCATTAAAGTTAAGTGTAGATGCTTATGCGGCAGTAAATTCTTTTAGACCTGCTGGTAACAGAATCGATTTAAAAACACCTACATTAAATTCACGCAGTAAACTTAGTTCTATCATACAGCCATAAATACTGATATGGCCAAATTTGCATCAGGAAAATACGAAATTTTAAATGCCAATAAATTTGTTGGCGGTAAAAGTCCTACATACAGAAGTAGTTGGGAATTGGCATTTATGCGAATGTGCGACAATCATCCAAACATTACTAAGTGGGCAAGTGAGAATATCAAAATACCTTACAGAAGTCCTATGGACGGAAAGTATCATAACTATGTGCCTGACTTTATGGTACAGTATACAGATAAAAATGGCGCTCAACATGTAGAGCTTATTGAAATAAAACCTGCTAATCAAACCACATTAGAAAATGCTAGAACTACAGGACAAAAAATACAAACAGCCATCAATGCCGCCAAATGGACTGCGGCACAAGAATGGTGTGGCAGAAAAGGCATACGTTTTAAAGTCATCAACGAGGATCAGATCTTCTCTAACAAAAAACCTCGTAATAAAAAACAACGTGTTGCTAAGAAAAGAATCAAATGAAGATATTTGAAATAGTAGCACCAACTACTCAAAAAGAAGAAACATGGTATCATGGAACACCATCTAAGAAAGGTGCTGAACTTATTATGAAAAATGGTTTAGCATATGATGATAAATGGGTAGAGCAGAAATATAAAACCGAGCCCGAATTTGCTCCTATGAAAGACGGAGTTTATATAACAAAGGATTTAGGCCAGGCTTATAGATACACATTGATGCATAGAAACCAATTCCCAGATAAAACAGGATATATTTTTAAATTTTCTGGAAGCCATCTACAAAGTATTAGCAATGATGAAGATGAAATAGGAAAATACATTGTAGACAATTTAAATAATTATCCAGAACTGCAAGGTAAAATCACACCAGAAATTATAAAAGGTGCAAATGATGAATCAGAGAATTCAGAGGCTTTTAAATGGATTGCTATGGCAGGTAAAATTGCATTACAAAATTTAAGTAAAGACAAAATAGATACACTTTTAAATACATTAGATTCTAAAAATTTAGTCCATTATGGTAAATTACAACCTATATCTGTAATAGAAGTTCCAAAAATAGGTGAAGAGGAACAGGACAAACTTCTTACAGGCAAAGTCACAACCTTTAAACTGTTAGCAGATTATGTTGCCAAATACGGTAAAGAAACCAAACTTACATAATAAATAGTGTTATGACTAAGAAACTAGAAGAAGAGTTTAATTTACCTCCTATAGAGGAAGTTACAAATACGGAAAATGTTCCTACAGTAGCAGAAACTCATGATGTAATTGAAGAGACACAAGATGCTTTAAGTGTTAGTGAAAAAATTAATCTAGCATTTAAAGAAATTAAAGGGTTAGAAGATCACGAAGTTGAAATGAACGACATAGCCAAAAAGGCTATTAACAGTTACGAACAATTAATGAGTTTGGGTATGAACGTTAGTGATATGGCGGCTGGCAAAGTGTTTGCAGAAGCAAGTAACATGTTAAAGATAGCCTTAGATGCCAGTGATGCCAAAACAAAAGCCAAGTTACAGCAAATAGATTTGATGCTTAAAAAAGCAAGAATTGATAAGTTTGATAATAAAGGTACAGAAACTGAGGCTGTTCAGGCAACAGTTTTTGATAGAAATGATTTACTCAAAATCATAAAAGGCGGAAGCACTGACACTTAATTTAGTCATATCTACCCATTTACCATTTTTAAAAACAACTAAGTTACCAAAATTATCTAACGTATACTCCCCTTCAGTAGGGTGTTGTGGTTCTCTTACTGAAATTTTTTGCTCTTTATTTGTGTTTGTATATGTAGTCATAATTTTATTTAGCAGAAAAAATCAAAAAGTGATAAATAAGTGTTATAACGGAGTTATTAATTATGGAACTTAAAAATTACATAGCAGAATCATTAGATAAAGAACACGGCTACAGAATTAAATTTGCCGCAGACTGTGGTTCTGAACATATGGACATGCTGGAAAAATGTCTAGCAAAATACAATTTAGTTAGTGCAACACCTTTTAAAAGAACACCAATTGAAGAAAACCCAATTGAGTTTTACAGAGTAAAAGGTACTCAGTGTACATCAGAAGTATGTAG